GTAAATGTTCTATAAAGAGCATTACAACCGTATATTTTACCGTGAGGTCTTAGTTTTTCTAAGTTGAAATCTTTTCTACTTTGACAGTTGCCTATGCAAAAGACGTTAGCCATTATCTGTATATGTAATAGATTATAATTAAAGCTAATGCAATTGCAATATTTACCAATACTCTTATACCAAATGCCTTAAATTCTTTTTTAATCCAACTTTCATTTTCTTTAAAACCATCTACAGCTGACATATAAGGATTAAAACGATTGTCTGGTAATTTAGTTTTATCCACTTCTTTTAAAATTTGTGTTAATCGTATATCGTTCATATTTTTATTTATATTGTGTTTTTATTTTGTTACAAAAATTTCTTTTAATATTAATTTGCATTTTGTTTCATTATATTTAACAAATTGTTCATACTTACTTAACCTTTTGGCGTGGATTGGCCAAACCACTTGTTCAACAATCTGTTTGTTCCAAGACTTACTATAAGATAAGATTTTATTGAAAACGATTGCAGTTTCGTAAGATATTTTTTTTGATAGAACCAATTGAAAAAATCTAGGATGCTGTCCACCAAAGCTGCTAAAACCATCATCAAAAGAAAGGTGCCTAGCATTAAAATCATTAAAGATGTGGACACAATCACTTCTAAAATAGTATTCAAAAGATTCATTGCGTTTCTTCCATTCTGTAAAAACATCTTGTCCATCATTTCTTATTAAACTTCCTACCCACTTGTTACTATCAGATAAAAAATTACTAACAAAAAAACCCAATATATCATTCTGATTATATCTGGTGCTGAGTTTGTGAAAAAAATATCTATCATTTCTTTTCGTAAAGGTATCTAGTTTACAGTTAACTTTTCCTTCATATTTATGGTAGTCGTAACTATCTGTTGTGAAGTGTAGTTTAACTGCCAAATAAGTTTTAAATACTTCAAATCCGCCATACATATTACAACGGCAACTGGCCTGTCTTTGGAATATAATTTAAATTCTGTGCTTCTATTGTAACTTTATCTTTTAATGCTTTTGTAAGCATAGGTGCTACTGTACCAGGATCTAATTCGTTTTCTTCACAATAACGTAATATAGCGTCCATATAAGATATGCCTTTTCTCTCTTGCACTATCTTTTCTATTTGTAATGAAAATTCTTTTGAGTTCATAATATAATTATATCACAATTTAGATGTGTTGTCAATGGCCACCGAAGTGGCCACTGTCGGTATTATAGAAAGCTACTTAATGCAGTAAGTAGGGCTAAAACAAAAATCATAACTAATGATATACCTACAAATATTTCATATATAGGATGATATTCTTTATAATTATTTTTTATACCTTTTTTAAGTTTACTTACCCATTTGCTTTCGCATAAGTTATACGGTATCATTTACTTTCCTTTCAAATTTGGAAAGAAAGCCTTTACTGTATTTTGATATGCTTCAGCATAAGGTTTTGCTAACTCTTGTGCTTTTTCTACGTTATCTTGTACGCTCTTTGTGTAGTCATTATTTGTTACAAATTCATTAAATTGTTTTGCAATATTAATTATATCTGTAGCCGCTAATGTAGGAGCTTTAAACTCTTGTACTACTTGGTCGCCGTCTTTTTTGATTTTATATTCAAACTCTTGTATTTGAGCTTGATAGTTAAACTCAACTAATGATTTAGCTAAGCCTAATAGGTCTGAACGGATTTCGTATCCGTTTTTTGATGTTGTTGCCATTGTTTTCTCCTTTGTGTGTGTGTTAATAGCACTTCTATTTATACTTGGAGGGCCTTATTGCCCTCCAAATTTTTACTAACTACTTCTTAACTGGTGCTACAGGTTGTGTAACAGCAGGTTTTGCTGGTGCGACTTCAACTTTTTTACTAGGTTTTAGTAAAAAGTATCCGCCTATTGCTATTACAGCAACTACCGCAGCGATGATTATATTTCTTGTTGAAAACATAATATACCTCTTTTTAGTTAATGTATATTCATTATACATCAAATAGAGGTACTTGTCAACCAGTTAAATTACTTTGGGACTTCTAGTGATATGGCCTACAACGGTACCTTTATGTTCACCCTCTTTTATGGTGTAACCTGACGTACCATTACCATTAATTTCAACTTCTTTTCTACTTCTCAATAGAATGTCGTTCTTTTCTTTTACTTGTTTATCCGTGTAGTTTTTGAATATTAAGTCTTTTAATCGTTCTATCATAATATTATTTATATGCAATTACGACAATTGAGGTATGATATTTTTGCATACCTTAAATATTAAGGTTTTTGTTTATTATTGAAGTGTGTGTAAAAGTTCTCAACTGACTCAATCAGTTTCTTTTCATAGTCGGCTTTGTCTTTAATAAAACACTGAGCAACACCATCTTCACAGGCCAATAAAACAACAATCTGTTCTATCTTCTGATTAAATAATTCTTCATACATCATAGCATAGGCCGTTGTTTGTAGGAAGTAATTTTCAATCCAGCCTTCTTCTCTTTCTTTATTAGCAGATTTAAAATCTATAACTGATAATTTACCATTGTAATCTGCTACGCAATCTACCTGACCAGCAAGTGTAAGTTTTTTACTATACATAATTGCTTCAAGTAATCTAACATTATCAATTTTATCTACGTATGGTTTGATGAGTTTAAATAAACCTAAAGGTAATACATCACGTATTGAAGGCGTTTGGTTTTTCATATACTGTTCTACCAAAGTGTGCATAGCCTTGCCTCGTCTGGAAGCTCTACCCATTTCCCAATTGGCAACTGACTCACCAACATTGTTACGCCATTCTTGTAATGATTCTTTTTTAAGTAAAGATAATACTGAAGTAACAGAAGGATAAGACTTACCATCTATCTCGTAAAATCTAGTACCGTTTATGTTCTTGCCTTTTGTATTTGGTAATACACTTGTGTCTAAATTAATAAACTTAAATTCTCTTGTCATATTCTAATAATATATCATAATATAGGCCGTTTGTCAACCTAAATCATTGGTTCGTACTTCGTCTTACCGTTTTCTGTAAAGGCTCTTAGATATTGTTTTCTGTTCTGTCCTTCACCTTTATAAGAGCAATGTACCCAACCGCTATTTGCATCTTCTGGTTTCCAAAATTCAAGTATGAGTTGGTCATAATCAAGGTTCTGGTGAATCCAATCGCTTAGGTCTTTATTAGCAATGCCACCTATTTCAAAATCCGACGCCTGGCCTTTTGTATGTTGACTCGTGGTTGTGCTACCTATTTTGACACAAAGTTCTGGCGATCTATAGCCTGACGTGATGATTAAAGGTTTACCAAAATGATCTCTTACTGGTTGCAATATATGTGTTGCTAGTTTTTGTAAATTACTTAAAGCTTCTTCAGTTGGTTCATTTGATATACCAAATCGTGTTGCTGATTCGCTTTTAGTTAATTCTTTTAATGATACGTTTTCTGTTAAGTTCATATTAACCTCTTGTTAGTTTTAATATCTTATCTATTTGTGCCTTTATAATAGGCCCCCTATTAGGCCAATGTATATAAGGTTCATCACTCTTACTTAAATTATATAAAAATGGCAATATAACCTTTTCTATATCTTTAAATCTTTGTATCGTATCTTCACTTGCTAATTCTTTTGTAATCGTTTCTTTTTCATTTACGATTTCCATAATTTCATTCATCATAGATTTAATTGTAGATACATCTGATTTAATTTTAGATAGTTCTACATTATTAGTTTCTATAACTTTAGGGTCTATTGATGGTGATGCATCTGCTGGTTTATTTGTTACTGGAGTAAAACCAAAATCTTCATTAAGGTCAAAGCCTCGCATATAATCAGGAATATTATTGTCTACCATTTGTTTCTCTTTCTATGTTTAGCTATTACTTGTTCAGTTTTAGATTGTTTAATAGTTTTTTTACCATATCTTTTTGCAAGTGGACTAGTAGGATGTGCTTCTGCAATCCTAGACATATTCTCTTTCCAACCTTGGTCATTTTTATATGTAATGCCAGCAACTCCACCAACTATATTTAGTGTGGTAAATACTTGTCTAACATTCTTATTCTTTTTTAAATAACTGTCTAATTCTGACATTGACATTTGTTCGGTATATTCTTTACCAGTTTTTATATTTTCAAAACTATATATTGGCATCTATACCTTTTTTATACCAATCAGGCATTACAGAAGGACTACGCCAAGTAGCAAAAGGTCTTTTTTTCATTATGTAATATTTTCTATAACTTTCTATTGAATTGCCTGGCACTTTACATTCTTCTGGCATAGCAGGAGGTGGTTCTGTACCTATTTTATTTAGTGGTATATTTTTTGGTGGATTTTTTAATATTGAACCTAGTTTTTGTACTGTCATATGGTCAACTGATTTATTATATCTTAATTTAAACTGTGAATTAAGTGCCATCATATGCCTGTATAACCAAACATAGTTATATGCTGATTGCATTACCCATATTGTACTAGGGTGTTTAACGTGACTGGCCAAATATAAAATAGATTCTAATTCTTTTACTGGATGTGTCCATCTTTTAATTTTACGGCCATTGGCTGTCTTACCATAATATTCTACACCATCTATAATTCTGTGTGCTGTTGATAACATCTGTGCTGATTCTATAATCATTTTACATACGTGTTTATCACAAGACATTTCGGCTGCAACTATAGGGTCTTTATCTAGGTAAAATATGTTCATTAGTTAATAGTTCTTTTATATTTTAAACATAAGTTTTTCCACACTTTGAACCAATACTTTTTAGCCCAAGCTGATTCTGCTTCACTTAATGCTTTTGATGCTTTTTTGATTGCTATTGTTTGTGCTTTTGGTGTCAATTTAATCATAGTATTATTATATCACAGTTAAAATGGTATGTCAATTCAAAATTTAGGCCAAGGTACACTTTTAAAAACATCAGCTATATTGTTTATTGATGGTTTACTTTCTTCTTGTGTTGTACTCTTTGTGGTATTACAATTTACCAATAGAAGTAACAACAATATACTAAGTGTTTTTTTCATCTTTTATCTCCATTATTTGATCTAGTTTTACTTTTATCTCATCAGGATTTAATTCTGATAATGATTTTTGATCTGCGTTTTCGCCGAATATTGATTTTAATAACACACCTTGTTTTTCTTTATATGTGTCATTTTTCTTCTGTAATCTTTCAATTTTCTTTTCTAAATCTTCTTCTTTGTTTTTTATACCTTTACTTCTTTGATATTCTTTAATAGATACGTTCACTGCGACCAACATCAATACGGCCAATGGATCAAAGACTAATATTAAACATATAATAATAAACCTTACTGCTCTATCTAGGTTACCATCATCAGCATCACCAAATAATATCTCGGCAACATACTTAAATGGCCCTACCTCTTTGTCTATGGCCAATTGGTCTTTGTCGTATTTAAGTTTTTGATTTGATAAATCTGTAATCTTTTTAGATGAATTGGCAATAATGTTGTTGGCTCTATTTCTTTCTGTAATCTGTTTTTGTCTTTCTATTAAACCTTTATCAGCATCTTTATCTATGACTTTATCTAATGCTTTATCTAATTGGTCAACTATCTTTTGAGCTCCTTCAATTGCTTTCTTTTCTGAATCTATCTGTCTTTCAATATTCTTTACTAGTAATCTATTACCTGTATTTGGTGCCGCTGTATCTAAGTGGGCCTTTGATAAAAAACCAAAGATACCTATTGAAGTAATAAACATTAACATCAATACGGCTGACAATAGATATGCTCTTATAGATTGTGGTAGTAAGTCTAAATTCCAATTACGATATAACCAAGACACTGTTACCAGTTTGGCTATCTCTAGTGTAACTCCCATTGTAATGACTGCCCAATAGGCACCAGCAAACAATGCTGCCAATCCAAGAATAGAATAATAAGCTCCTACAACGGATACGGCAATACCTGATATGAAAAGTAATATTGTTAAAATCATTTAATTATTATTTGTTTTCAGAATCAAATTCTTCTGGTGTCATTAATTTTTGTTGTTTGACTTTTGGATTTTTTACACCTAAAAACTGTAAAAATAATTTTGTTTCATTCATAGCATTATTTTGAAAATGCTGATGTAACATTTTAGATACTGTCATATCTAGTAAAAATTGTCTTACTTCTTTTTTACAATTTTTATTAATGCCACTATTAAATCCAAGATAGTAACTTAGTCCTATAACTACTCCTATAATAATAAAAAACATTAATTCTATCATCTTTTAATAACTACCTTTCCATCTTGTCTTAGTTTCTTAATTATATTTATAACTTGCTGTTCATAGTCTTTTGTAGTACTCCAACTATCAAGACCTTGTGCTAATTGTATAGCATCAACTTTACCATACCATCTATTTTGTTTATCTCTTATTTTTCTAAATTCAGCATATGCCTGTTTAGTATTAAGGATTTTAATATAATCACGGACTGAAGCACATTTAGTATTATATGATTTAACACGCCAAGATAATGTATCAGTATAACCGTGAGGTAACATTCCTTTGTCTTTATTCCATACTCGTATACCAAACAAATTATTTCCTTCACGAGCAAATCTACTTAGACCTGCGTTACTCTCAATAATGGCCTGAGCAATAATAAGATCGTCTGGTATTCTCTCGTTTTTATGTAACTCTAAATTAAGATAGGCGATACACCTTTGCATAGTTTTTATAAATTCATCATCTGAACCTACTGTAATTCTAGGTTCTGCGAAGCCAATTTCTTTTGCCCATAGTACAGTTTTATCTACGGCCTTTTCTTCTATATTATGTTTAGATAAAAAGTTAGGATAAAAAGTACCAATACCAAAACCTATTAAACAAATACCAATAACTCCCATTACTTGTCTAAAATGATAACGCATTTTGCGTGGCCATTTGTATTTAAAATACCACTTTAAAGGTCTACGTTTCATTAATCATCCTCAGTAGTAAAATTAAAAATACAAATAACACGTCTTTCGTGTTTATTACAATAACCGGTAGCGTGGTATTGTTTACCATCAAAAATTAATACTTTATATTTTTCAGGTTCAATTTTTTTTAAAATTTTTAAAGGGTTTTTTAAAAAATCATCTATTAAATATAAATTATTTTTACATTTAAAACTATCATATGTTTCG